AACTGAACAAAGTATGTAAGCAATTTGATGTTGGCTATACTGTAGAAGTAGGCAACGCAACTTTTAACGACCACGATGTAACCTTTAAGGTAACAATAGCACCAAAAGGCACATTAACTAAACAAGAGCGAGACCTCGCGGAATATGCGAGCCTATACGAGTTAGACACAAATAAGATAGCCGAATTACATGATGGTAAATATTCGTTAGTCGGATTTAGTGTTAACGCTAGGAAAAGACCATTTATCATCCAAAACTTATTAAGTAAAACACAGTATGTAATAGATTTAGAACAAGCGCAAAAGCATTTTGCAATAGGAGCATAATACAATGGAAAACTTTTACAAATACGATGAAATTAAAACATACTTTGAAAACTTTATAGAAGACCATGACGCGATTTACATTTACCGCAATTACCAAGACTTGCACCATGAGTGCTTTAATACAGACTATTACATTATTGGAACCTATAAAGCCGTGCAATGGCTAGCTGATAAAACGTTTGAAGTTATCAATATAATAAAAGAATACGAACAAGATAATTTTGGGCAAGTATCAACAGACTTATCCAACCCCGAACAAGTAGTAAACATGTATGCTTATATAGTCGGAGAATGTGTGGTTTATGAATGGATGCAGGACAACGATAGAATAGCAATGAAAGCCTAGTGTTTATGATTGCCCTAGTTATACACGCTAGGGCAACGATAAGCACCAGACGGAGCTTAAAACGCCAATAACGGCATAATTAACAGAGAGGATAAACAATGGAAAACACAAACAATTATATTCACTGGTACTATGACCCAGAGGCAACAGTATTTTTTAAAAAGCTTATCAAAGACATAAACGAGCAAACAACAAACAAGTCTATAGAGTGGCAAGATAGTTGCTATCACAATGATACGTGCGGTTCTGTCTGTTTTGACTTAGATAGCAATGGGGAAAACTATGTTCAGCTATGGGCGTTTCATAATGACCAAGAGGCAAAGCGCGAAGATATGGCGCGATACCTTGTAACCTCATATTTAAACGGACAAGAAATAGCAGATAGCTTTTACATTACCGATGATAAACAAGAGGCAATTAATGAGGCTATCGCATCTGCTGATAGATTATTAATTAATGGATAATATTAAATACGTTTCATTATTTGTAAGAGCTGATAGCGCCTATAAAAAGAGAGAGCAATGGGATTCATACGACCAAAGTAGAGACGCATTGTCTTACAATGGTTCAACACCTGTAGTATGTCATCCACCTTGCAGAGCTTGGGGTAGATTATCACACATGGCTCATAATGTTAGAGAAGGCGAGGCTAGTCTAGCGTTATGGTCAATAGAGAAAATAAGAGAGCTAGGTGGCATTTTAGAGCATCCAAACGGCTCTAGGCTATTCGGCAGCTTTTTGCCGAATGTTGGAGAAACAGACCAATTCGGAGGCTTTACAATACTGATAGACCAATACGACTTTGGCCATGTCGCTCACAAGAAAACAAAACTTTACATTAAAGGCATTGATAGAGAGGTATTGCCAAAACTACCAGAGAAAGACGAGACATTACATTACTGTGAAAAGGGCAAGTTGCGTTCTATTTGTGGGAATGTAAAAGGCACGACTAGGTGTACTCAATATCAAAGAGAGTACACACCAGAAAAGCTGATAGATTATTTCGAGCAAGTAATAGATTTAATAAAGAGAGGATAAACAATGAGCAATCTTGAAAAGTTCGCGGAAGCGATAGCGACTATAATATTCATGGTAACAATTTTTGGCGTAGCATGGTTAGTGCTAGTGATATGGAGTTAATACAATGGAAAATGACAACGAGATAATAGCAATTTATTGGTCGGTTGATGATGTTCTACAAGAATGTAATTGGCTGACAAGAGAGCAAGCGACTGACGTACTACACAAACTAGACCGAAAACATGATGCATGTATAGGAATAAATTGGACAGTTATTAATACAGTCGCGCAAATAATGTATCCAGAAACAGAAAGGGAATAAAAATGTATGTAGCATTTTGGGGTAAATTAGAGCCAAAAACAGGGCGCGTAAAGTCCTTATGGCAAGTAACAGACACAGAAAGAGGCGCGTTAGATGTGTTAGCTGACGTTAAGGATTTTGAAAACACCTATTGCTATGGTGTAGGCAGAATAGAACACGCAAGCGAACCGCATTGGCTAGAAGTTAATGAGAATTGGGGAATAGATAAATGACACCAGAATTATTCAGAGAGGCACGGATAAAGCTCGGTTACTCGATAGAGAAATGGGCTGATAGATTAGGACTATCAATCAGGACTATCTATTACTATGAATCAGGCGAGGTGCCGATACCCAGAACGGTATCGCTATTAATAAGCTCAATTAAACTAGAAGAGGAATAGAGAGGAGAAACCTAATGAATAGAAAGTTTGACCCAAACAAAACATATGCAATCGGCTTATGGGATATGACATTTTACGCCATTGACTGTGAGACAGATGAGCCTGTCCGTAATGAGGATGGTTCTGTTGCTGAGTTTCGTTTGAATAACAACGACTACTCATATATTGCTGATGGATTAGATGTAGCTGATTTGGAAGAGGCACAACCAATAGTGCATCTGTATAAAGGCGAAATATAATGACCGATATATACATAATCAGCTTTTTATACTTTACCTTATTAGCAATCTTAATTCTGTGGAGGTCTAGTTGACCAATATTATACAATTCCCTGAGAAGGATAGAGCAATGAGGACTTATAGAGTATTAATGACGCAGGAATATATTGTCCAGGTGCAAGCTTTTGACGAGGAAGATGCTGCCGAAGAAGCCGAAAAAATAATAGAAAACTACCCAGATGATTATTGTGTGGGTGGCACATACAATGTAGAGAGGATAGATTAGTCATTGTCGCGCGACAATCATTGCAGTGCATTGAGCAGAGCCGTGTTCAATGTACTGCATCAATGCACCACAATGAAAATGTTTTATATATAAATAACAATTAGGTTTGCAGTGCAATGAGCAGAGCAATGCTACATGGCAGAGCAATGTTTGTTGCGCGACCATGTGAACAATGAAAATTTCAATATCATATTTTTTATTGACCGTCAATAGGGAGAATTACAATGGAAATAATTAGCAAAAAAGAAGCGATAGAGAGAGGCTTAAAGTATTACTTTACAGGCAAGCCTTGCAAGCATGGTCATATATTTGAAAGACTAGTATCAAATAACGGTTGCGTATATTGCTTAAGAGAAAGAGCAAAAGCCTATGATAAAAAGATGAGAATTAAACGTCTTTACAGATTGATGTTTAGATGCAAAGCCTAATCATTTATAAGCAGATAGACTAGGCATGCCACTGGCACAGCTAAACAACACAGCATTATCAAATACATTACAAACATTTTATCACCATTAAACAGACTGCAAAACTTTACACTGCCCAGCGACAGAGACAGGGAAGCCAACGGATAGCTCAGTTAAAATCTGTATTTCTTCTACTCTGTAGGGCAGTGAAATCTCACATTGTCGTAAATTACTGTAACTTTCATCACTTGTCGCATACAAGCACCTGTCAGGACTGAAGCAAATAAGTATGATGATTACAAACATTCTCTTACTAACATGAACCAAGTAGATAGAGAAATGGTAGCAGTATTATCCTTCCCTGCATAGTCAGGACTAATCGAAGATAACAACACAACACACCTGATAGGCTGTCGGTCATACTTATAGATTAGGACAGGCTGATTATGTGCAGCATTGGCAGCCTTGGTTGCCTGTTCCCACCATTCAGGCTTATAACCGCCATTAGAGCCTCGTGTAGAGGCGTAACGCTTACACTCAATAGTCCAATCATCTAATCCTATTAAGTCACCTCTATCTGCCTTGCGATATTGCTCTAGGTCACGCTCAACTTTAATGCCTAGATGCTCGTCAATTAGCTTTGCAACTTCTCTTTCAAAGGCCGCGCCTTTAGCTCTTCCGTTCGTCATGTTTTACAGCCATAGCATAGCCGCCTGCATCATGGTGATAGCTGTGAACAAACTCACGCTCATACCACTCACTGCCAGGCAGATGCCCTTTTCTAATATAGATTACTTTAATGGATTTTGATGAGCCGAATACGCTCGTTGTCGTTTCTTGATTGGATGTATCCGAGCGTTTCACACAGCTCACAATCCATGTCAAATTCTTTTTCAAGAATGATATCAGCGATGACAGCAGAGACAACATTAATATACCAACCCTCACCATCACACTTGGGACACGTCACTCTGTTGCTGGGCTTGCGCCTGTTTGTAAAAGTCATCGTGCGTCACTTGCCCTTGCGTCCAGAAATCAATAGCCAGTATTGTTTCAGGTCTTGGAAACCTATTGCCTTTGATTATACGACAAACACCAGCTGGTGACATCTTTATTTTACGAGCGAACTTAGCCTGAGATATACCCTCTTGTTTTAAATAGTCTAGTAACTGCATGTTTTCACCTTTCTTCTAGGGGGGGAATAAAAAAAAGTTTTTCCCCCTTGTATTTTTTTTCTAACATAGTGTTGACAGATGGTAAAGCATTCATTACTGTCAAATTTATAGACATACTGGAGAAGTTATATAATGCAACAAGATATACCAGAATACAGAAAAATATTCGGTGCTACACATAACAGTGCATCGGGTGCAACACAGCCACTTGATGAGCATGTGTTGAAATTAAAAATCAGAAAAGATTATGACGTTTACTTTCCGTTTGCAGCCAAACCTAGAGCTGGACAGATAGTGCAGATGGCATGTGACTGGCATTTAGGGCTTGATAAATACAGCCCGATACAAGGCCAGCAAAAAGGTATGGATATAGACTTGGCTATTAGAAAAGCTATGACCGAGTTTATGACATACCAGCCGCGCCAGTTTGACGATGGTAAGGATGCAGAAGACTACCAAGAAATAAAGAACCATATCCCACAGATGGTGCATCATGCAGTGCAAGGCTTGCAGGAATACTATAATGGCTGTGAATTGGAAGGCGAGTTTCAGAGATGGCTAGAGGTAGATGGCATTGATGTACCTACTATGCTGTTCTTAGACTTTGCAGGGGATGGCAAACAGCTAGATTTAAAATGCAGTTTCCCAACTCGTAACCCACCGCGAAAGGATGGTACGAGGACTTGGCGTATCCCTAAACCAAAGACCGAACCAACTCGACAGCAAGTGATGCAACAGGCGGTGTATTGGAAGGCCACTGGTTATACGCCTGGATTGCTCTTTGTGACAGCAGATGGATATAACATCTGCACTCAAGAAAACTGTCAGGCATTATCATATGAAAATTTAGAGGGTGCTTATCAGGAAGTTGTTTCCCGATGGCGCATTATACAGAATTTGCTGAAGGCTGCCAATGGCTCTTGGAAAAATCTTTTCGGGCTAGTGTATCCAGACTTTCAGCAGATATCACAGTGGCATGGCCCTGAGATACTTAAAATAGCAAAACATGAATGGAGTTAAAGAGATGCAAGAACAAGTTTATTCAGCGTTAGACTTAGCAAAGGCGCTAAACATAAATAGGAACAGTGTTTATTACCAAGTAAAGAATGGCAGTCTCCCAAAGCCTAGCATGAAAGTTAGGACAAGGAAACGAGGCCCACATACCTACGTATGGAAGCGCTCTGAGTTAGAAAGCAATCCCTACTTTAATAAAGCTACTGTCCCAACTGTAGAAAGTTCTACATTTATGGCCAAAGCAAAAGAGATGCGAGAGGAACTTGGCCTATCTGAAATAAAAGAAATGGTAACAGACAATGAGCTGCTCAGAGATGCTATTGAGATGCGCCTCGATAAGTTGGAAGAGAACATGAAACTGATAGAAAAGGTAGTAGATTTAATGAATGAAAGAAAGGAGAAGAAGTGGTGGCAGATTTAAAGGAAGCAATGGCAAAAGTTGCCGAGCTAAACAAATCGCATGGCGTTAAACAACGTGGCGGCAAAATGTACACGCAAGTCGTGCATAGGATGGAAGCCTTCAGACAGGTATTTGGTACTGACTTCGGGGTTGACACAACTATCCTAGTTGATGATGGTAATAAAGTTGTTATTAAAGCTATCATCGCAAATACAGATGGCATGGTAATAGGCTCTGGAATGGCAGAGGAAATACGAGGTCAAGGATTAGTCAACACTACATCTGCCCTAGAGAATTGTGAAAGTTCAGCAATCGGAAGAGCGCTTAGTTCACTAGGATTGTCGGGTGGCGAGTATGCCTCAGCTAACGAGATGGAAGCTGTACCGCGCAAGGCAGAAGCAATAAAAGAAGCAAAAGAAAAGGAGGGTACAAAGCCAGTCAAAGCAATGGCTGAAGAAATAAAACAGACTGATGACTTTGACGCAGCCAAAGACAAAAGGCTTTATGTAGAAATCAGAACCAAGTTAGAGGCTTGTGTTAGTGTTTCAGACGTTAATGCAATCTACATTAAGAACAAAGCATTTCTCGAATTGCTTACAAAACGAGACCCGAAAAGGGCAAAGCACTTTAAAGAAATGTTTTTAAATTACGAATCTAAATTTTATAAAGGAAACTAAAATGTCAGTAAGAGAATGGACAAAAGTAGCAACAATCAAGCTATGGAAAAACGATGATGGTGGTAAAGCACTAGCGAGTAACGCATCATTCAAGCCTTACAAAGATGGCGCTAACCAAGACATAACATTGTATGGTGACGTAAAATACTACGCACGTTTATATGAAAACGATGATGGCACTTACTCTGTAGCACTTACAGCACCAGCAGATGCCTTGCCTTCAGGTGGTGGCAGTAGCGGTGGCTATGACATGAAAAAAGAAATAGCAAAGTCTGATGAAGAGCTAGTCGATGAGATTCCTTTCTAATTCATAAGGTAGGCTGTACCTCCCATCGCTGCCCAAGGGGTGTGGCGAATCGCGTCTTAATGCAGTAATCGAAACTGTCAAAGCCAAGCCTACCGAGCGCTTTTTTCTCTCCGTTTTGAGCGCTTTTGTATATGGCAAATTAAGACAACCCCTACTAACTATGAGGTTAAGATGAACAAAGAAGACTTACTAAAAGCGGCACTTGATGCTGTAACTGTACGAGGCTCTGCATATGGCGATGCCTATACAAATCATAAACGCATAGCAGACTTATGGTCTGTGATACTGCAAACAAAGGTACGTCCTGACCAAGTAGCGCCCATGATGATAAGTGTAAAGCTAGCCAGACTTATAGAAACACCTGACCATGAAGACTCATATGTTGATATGGCTGGGTATGCAGCGACTGGCTCTCAAGTTAAGGACGATGAAAAGCTAATAGAAGTAGGCAGTAAGAGAATTATAGATGGTTAAAAAGAAGGGGCCTACTAGCCGTGAGTTAGCTATGCGCAAGATTACTTGCGACTATTGCGGCAGAAAACATTTCGTTAAAGACGGTGATTGGGTAATCACAGCAAGCAATAAAGTGCTATGCGATTATAGCAGGGATGATGATTGCTTTCACAAAAACAAGAGGGATGCAAATGAGCGCAGAAGACTTCAAGAAACAACTAGAACAACTAAATGAATCAGTAATAAATTTCCATAAATATGAAGAGAAAAAAAGAGGTGGCTATGTAGCTAGATGGGTAGGCGTATCTAATAAATATAAAAACGAAGCCAGAAAAAAGAGGGCTGGTGTGTAATGGTAATAAGAAACGGTATTCCCATTATGTTTAAAGACACATCAACTATGAACCATGCGATGAAAACAACACAGTATGGTGATTTGTATTTAATTGATAACACAAAGCAATACAGGTATTTATGTAAGCGTCTAGCTTATGCTAAGTTTTACTATGTGAAAAAAAGAGGGCCTAATAATTCCCAATTCCAAGTCAGGGTTTTACCCGAAGGCATATTCACTATGAAGCTATCCTAACATTTCCATCTTTTCCTTGCTTGCCGTAAACGTGAGTTAGGGTCTTTGGCTGCCTTTGGAAACTTCTTCATTTGACCAGCAGACCTAGCACAATATGATTTACGTCTTTTAGCGTCCTTACTACCCTTCTTTACTTTACCTGTAACAGCAGTCTTTAACTTACTCCCAGGGTTTTCTCTTCTGTAACGAGCGACACCAGCCTTAGTCATTCCAGCCCCACTTTTTGTAGAGCGAAAATACTTTTTGGTCTTTGG